ACTTTGAAAGAACAGGTGTTTCAGAAAATTTTAAAATATTTCCATATTTTGCTTTCTGTGATATTGTTTTACTGTTTCTCGTAAAAGTAAACTCTGATCCTGGCTCTTGAACAATCGTTAAGATATTTTCTTTGACTTGTCTACGAGTAAGTGGATTTTGACCAACTCTTATTTGTTTCCAAGTTGGAAAACCATATGGTCCATTTCTATGAAGCATAAGAGCAGGAAAGAACGATGCTGTTTGTGCTATCTCTTGTGGAAATCTTTCATTTTTCATATATTGGATACCACCAACAACACCAATATCTTCTGGCATTTGTCTCAACTGTCCAAAATGATTTAAAACTGCTTTTGCCGCAGCATTATTATCAAATGCTGTTACTTCCACTGCCTCTAATGTTGTTCCGCCAACGACAATATTTTGATTATCTGGGTCGTACCCAACTGCTTCATATATAAATGTATTTAATCCGACAAAACCTTGATAATATTTAGCCATTCTATTCTCCGAAAATTTCTGATGCTGTTGGGAAGTTTATCGCTGGAACAAAACCAGAATCCCCTCCTATAATTACTGACGAACTCAAAATTCCATCTCTTGGCGAATAACCATATATTCTTTGTTTTCCGCTTGTAACTGAATAATTACTACCTAATGAGGAAGTTACCCAACCATATTGAAAATCAGATTGCGGTATTGGTGAGTTCACAAAAGCATTGTCAAAATTGTTTTCAAGCACTGGTGATAAGACCGTGGAAGCATCCGTAGGGATTTTTCTTCCGTTTCTTTGAATCTTGTGGAAATTAGGAACAACGACATAACTTTCAGCAACAGGGTTAGCATGTTGTGAATCTGCTCCAAACTGACCACAGTGTCTTCTTAAAAGAGTTTGTAAACCTTCACGATAGTTATTTTGACTGTTCATTCGGATTGTACCGGCTTCGCCACTTCCAGAAGAACGAACAGTATAGTTTCTATAATTTAAATTATTATATACTGAGTATTCTCTCGCATAAACATCAAGGTATCCGAGGGAATTTACTTCGATACCGCCGGGTGCGGAAAATCGTGAAGTAATGATTGTGTTTGTAACTGACGATGTAATGACGGCATTGACTACATCTAGTGCTTCTCTGCATTCTCCCGAAGTAATCGCACTACCAAACACACCTATAGAATAACTGCTACCGGGAGAGGGATTGACTGTGAGTTGGCCCTCGTCTCCGGGGCAACCAGTTGATGCTGTGAGTTGTATTTGGTTTGCGGTTGATCCGTTCCAACCCACTGTGAAATTAAATATGTATCTTTCAAAGTAACTGTTATTTGTTTTAAATGCATTGATTACATTATTTGCAAATTCAGTTTCACTTGACCCTGTTTGAACTGCTGTATGACCGGCAGTCGTTGTACCATTGTGATCTATCTCTATTCTAGAAATTTGCCCATTTTGATTTGTCAAAATAAGTTTATCACCATCTGCGACTGCACTTCTAGCGGCAGTTAAAAAAGCACCACGATGTTGTGTGATTGTAAGATTACCATCAGGTTGTCTGTTGTTTTGTTGTGTTCCAAAAACATTTCCTAAAATAAACGGTGCCTGACCTAATAAAGACATTGGATGTGTTGTTTCTGGGAGAACTGCTCCAATATCGGTCGGCAAATAAAGTGACTGTTCTGGGTTTTTTCTCAAATATAAATTGTTTTCAAGCTTTCCGAAACTTTGAACAATTTCGTGATTTTCTTTATAATTTCCGTGAGTAAAGAAAGGACTTCCGCCAGTATTTGTTTTGATATTTTTAATATTAACTGGTCTTTTTGCTCTTTCTTCTCGATAATACGTAGCACCTTTCCTTGCAGGGTCGGGATATGGACTACCATAATCGGCACCAACAAACCCAAAAGCACCGTCAGATCCAGTATATTCACTGAATAATATTTGCCATGCTTCTTCGCGTGTATATTCATCATGGAGACCATTTGGCGGTGCTAATCCAGTTTCATCAGAGATTCTAAGCGCATCATAATAATTTAAATCAACGTGACGATGTTGATGACCACCGACCCAATTTTGAGTAAATGAACCTTGCATTGGAATTTCATTTGTATAATCTGTCGTGTCGGAATGAATATTTGTTATAACCGATTCGCTGTGAAAGTGCTCCGCAACATATGCATTGTATCCTGAGTTTACCGAGCCTGATATGATATTGACAGGTATCTTCTCTGATCCAAATGTGAAGTAATATGAAACAGCATCATTAACAGGTCCTGCTGGTTGAACAGGGTCTTCTGTGTATTTACCGGCGAAACCTTCAACCTTGATTCTTTTCTTTAAATTTGGAGCTAAAGAATCATCACACTGCTGTTCTTCTATAACTCCTTTTCCAGTTCCCGAACCCACTAAAAATGTGTTTAATGGTACACCAGAGGGGGCGACTTCACCTGCTCTATCAACAAGGTTGTGGATAATATTTCTATCTTTATTTGGAGGATAGTTGATGCCGCCGTGAACCACTGGTCTTAAGACATTTTCTAATTTATATGGCTTAGACAGTGTTCTAAAAACATAAGCTGAACCTTTATAATTTGTTCCGTCTGTTTGTGAAAAATTAGGGAGTGGAGTATCGCTGTGTAAATTTATTGATTTTCTTAACGTCTCTCTGTCAGAAATGTCCGATCTTTCTTTTCTTTCCTTTTGCCAGAGGCAATTTTTATCGTCATCTTCGGGAATTGGTGCATGGCCTGTTTTCCAATTATAATCTAACTCTGATCTTCCTTTGGCTGAACCTTCGGTTGAGGCATATCTTGTTGTGATTGGGAACTTATTTTGATACTTGTTTCTTTCCAAAATGTGACTATCAATAACATTTGTCACACCACCGGAGAAACGAGCACTTACAGGAAATAGGTCCTCTACAATTCGAGAGATTGAAGTATCAATCCATTTGAAGTATTCCATGTAACGGTCAAGATCAGGTGTATCACTTACTCTTTCAAAAAATAATCTTCTCAAGACATTTAAGTCTTTATATTCCATTCGATATTTATCTACTGGTTTTCCAACAAGGTTGCTAAACTCTGCTATAGACGAGAATATATTTAACATCTCTTCAGAAATTGATTGATACATGCTTTTCTCAAGAGCATAAAAATTGTCCGATACATCTTCATCTTTTACAAAAAATATTTCTTTATCACCCTTTACATTTACATTATCCGATATAACAGAAATTTCTGGTAGTTCTTTCTTTTGAGAGAAAATAAGCTCATTGGAAACAAAAGAGGCTTTGCTTGTTCCAAAATTAGCACCTCGTCCTCTATGTTCGCGACGAATAATATTGTCTATCCATCCATAAATTGTATCAGTTGATCCACTCGAAAAATCATCTACTATAAAATCACCACTAGAATTAGAACCAGTGACTGTATCGAAATTCCAATTTATTGCTAACAAATCAGCACTTGGAACAGATGCGGTTAATTGGTATGCAAAAGCAGTAGGTGGTCTAACGTCATCTCTTAATCCATAATTTGAAGGATCAAGGTTGTGTTGCTTTATTATTGAACTGTTTAAATAATCTTCGTATAATCTAAAGGCACCGACCTGTATATCTGATCTTTGATCTACCGCACCAGTAAAGTTTGTTGTATGCGCACCAACATAAAACCTTTTTGTATTAGAAAGAAAACTAGAGCCATTAGCATAGTCTAAACTAGCAGTCAATAAAAATTCAGAACTCACATCATCAAAATTGTGAGATACACCATAAAACTCCATTGTATAGGTTGGGTTTGCCGTAGACACTACATTTCCAATCAACTCATATTTGTCCGGTCTTACGCTGACTGCGAGGTTCCATCTTTGGTTATCATATATCTCAGATATTATGCTAGAAGTTAATTCTATGGTTCCGGCTTGATTTTTTATAAGAAACCTAGCATTCTTGGATTCTTTCTCTTCTCGAACCAAATAAACTTGCAAGTTGGCTATTTCACTTGTAGCCCAAGTATAGTCATCAACATCAGTGGGAATTGCTTCGTGAAAACCAAAGACCGATGAAGATAGAAATGCTGTTTGAAAATATCCACTTTTGTGCTCTGGTATCTTGAAAGGAACAATGATGTCCGCTTCTGCTGTGAACGCAGAATATCTTTCTAATTTTTCAGTACCAGAACCAGACACAAAAGTGTTCGTGCTACTTATCGAAGAAGTTTGATATATAGTTGATGAGAAATAATCGGTATCATTGAAATTTATGTATTTTGTATTAAGAGAAGATCTTTTTGTTTTGTCATTAAAATAGTGTGTACCGCCATCGGTATAAATATTTAACTTTATAAGCTCGTCGTCAACACCAAAACTACGAAGAAGGTTTCTTACTGATTTTTCAGTTCCCTTGGATTTATAAATGTGTTCTAAGTTGTTGTAAATGTTAGTATAAATGAGATTTTTAACTTCTGATATATCTTTCTCATAAATAACTTGATTAGAATCTCTATCACCAAATCTTTCCAAAATTTTAGAATCTACAAAAAGATTATTAACAGTTATTCCTCTCTCTGTAAGCAGCCTATCTGCGAATGGGAGTGGCTTTTTATCGGATTCAATATATTTCTTTTCTTTTAACTTTGGTATCTCTGTAATTTGTGCGTGTAACGTGTCGAAATAGTTTGATATAATTTGAAACAAATATTTAACATTATTATTACTCGCTTCGTCTTCCTCTCGAATCCAACTTGGAACACTATTAAAAATCATACTTCCGTTTTCTTGGTCCCAATCAGAACCAGAAGTCTGCATTTCAGAAAGAATACTAATCACATTAGGGTGTGTGCTATAGATAATAGGATCAGCAACCTCAGAGGAAACGAGACCTGATTCAGTAAATGCTGAATCGGTTGAACGAGCACCAGAAGAATAGCCAGTCCAAGAGCCATTTGCAATTCGACCAGAATAATCTAATACAATAGAATCTGTTGCTGCTGTTCCAACAACACCTTCATTAAATTTATAATAAACACCGAGCTTTACATTTGCATCGTCTGTGTTAGTTCCTCCACCGATGCCGCGATACCAATTGTTGTGAATTTCTTCTGAAGTTCTCCGAGTTTTCCAAAAGCGGAAATCATCAAGAGAAGCAGAAAGTTTA